AGAGTTAATGCATTTATTACATAAGAAATATGAAATAGAAGTAAAGGATATTTATTATGCAATCTTTGATGTTATACCTTTTGACGAATTCATTAAAGGCGAAAGTACTAGAACATTAATTGAAAGAAAATTACAATTAACTAAATTGACTAGAGATTTACCAGACTTCTTTTGGTCAGAACAAATACAGCTTATAGATTATAATGAAGTCAATTTAAATCAAGATGATGGTGAAGGACAAGCCGCAAAATCATTACATTACTATACAAAAGAAGCTGTAAAATATCAGTTTGAAGGAATCATTGTAAAGGATAGAAACTCATTATGGAGAGCTACTCGAAGTAACGATTGGTTAAAGATTAAGCCATTTGTAGAAAAATCATTAGCTGTTATAGATATCGTCGAAGGTACTGGAAAAAATGAAGGAAGCTTAGGTAATTTAGTTTGTGAAGGAATAGATACAGGTCAACTTATTAATACTAATGTTGGCTCAGGATTTACCGACGAACAAAGACAAGAAATCTGGGACAATAAAGATAAATACATGGGATTAATTGCTGAAGTTAGAGGTGACTGTGTTACTGAAATGATTGATGGAAAGCATAGTATAAGGTTCCCAAGGTTTAAAGGTTGGAGAGGTTCAAAGCCTGGTGAAAAGATATAAGAGAATTCTAATATGTGGATTACCAGGAAGCGGTAAAACAACACTAGCTCGTCATTTAGCTCATACATTTTTAGTACCACATCAGAATGCTGATACAATTAGAGAAATGACAAGTAATTATGATTATACTGCATGGGGAAGATATCAACAATTTGAATTCATGAGAAATCAATGGGGAATCTTAGATTTCGTTTGCCCTAAACAACATTATAGAGATGGAATGAGATATGATTTATCTATTTGGATGAATACTATACAGGAAAGCAAATATGAAGACACAAACGAAATGTTTGAGCCATTTAATAATGCAGATATTATAGTAACAAAATTTCCAAAATTAGAAAACAATATAACTTATAAACCTGGTTATGAAGAAATGTTAAAGTATTTGAACAACATAAACTTATAAATAGTTTAATAGAGGAGTATATATGGAATACCTAAACAGCTATTTGAAAGACAATGATTATACATTTATATCTAAGGATGTAAAAGGTAGATATCAAGGGGTCGTAGTAAGTCATATCGATGAATACGCTATACCTAAATTAGTATACGGTGTCTTATATGTACAAGACCACTTTAATTTAGGCGTTGATTGGTACCCAGGCGAAAATGTAGAAACAGTAGAATCACATAGAGATATATGGTTAAGCCAAGTTTCTGACAAACCCTTACCAGGAAAATTGAATGAAAGAGGAGAATTAGTACCAAATTATGGTGGTACAACCGATATTCATCAAACTAAATACGGTCCAACTGAATAAAACACTGTACATTTGAACCTAATCCTGGTATAATAGATTTTATATTATAGGAGTATATTATGGCAAAAGCTAAACGCAGAGGTCCATCCCTCGAAGATAAATATCTTGGCAGTGAACCAAATTATCATGGTCAAGAGTTAAAAGGTGAAGAACTATCCAAAGCATTTTCATCGTCAACTCGTTATTTTAACTATTACAATAACGCAAAAACAAACGCACCAGTTATTCTAACCTATGCCGAAAAGGTATTAGGATTTTCTAAGAAAGATATTGTAGCTTTAAAGAAAGTAGAAAACTGGAGACTCAATCAAGGCACGGGTAATAACATACGATGCTTTAATGCAGGTATTCCACTCGATGATATGCCAACATCTACAGACGAAACTATTCCACAAAGAATTGAAAGACATTTAAGAGAATGTCTAAAGATTGGTAAGTCTATTGTTATAGAGAAAAAAGCAACTGCACCGGCAATTGTCATTACACCTCGTCAAAGAATGGAAAAGAAAGTACTCGATACTATTTGGGTAGACTTTGATGAAATGGTAATTGATAAATGGTTCGAAGATGAATACGATAAGATTAAATTTCCAGCTTATTCATTACTACAAATGCATAAAATCAAAGGTGCGGGTGTAAATATATTCGCAGATAGAATTCAATTTGAGCTAGACTTGGTGTCTGATGCCTATAATAAAACATGTGAGCAGGCTGTAGAAGCTTATTCACATATCTCTAAGGGCAATAAAAAGAAAATGATGACACTCCTAGAAAAAATCCTGGAGGACGTAGCAAGGGCAAAATTAAATGCCAAATCAGCTAGAGTTCCTAGGGCCAAAAAGAGAAAAGCATCAGACGAACAAGTCGCCAAGCTCCAATATAAAACTGATGATGTTGAGGCAAAATTAACATCAATCAATCCAGTTATGATTCCTGGTAAGGAAAGGTTATTTACCTATAACACTAAAACTAGAAAGCTGACAGAGTATTATTCTGTAAGCACAACAGGATTTGAAGTGAAAGGTACATCAATTAAAAACTTTGACGATAAGCTATCTAAAACCACAAAGCTTAGAAAACCAGAAGATGTGTTACCCAATGTACTCACCCTCGCACCTACTAAAATTCAGAAACAGGTGTGGGATAAATTAACTACAAAACAAAGTGTACCAAATGGTAGGATTAACTCTGATACAATTCTGCTGAGGGTACTATAGGATTATGCTTGAAGAAAAAATAATGACTAAGAAAAGATTCTCTACAGCTGTAGAAGAATTAGTCTCAAAAAGAACCGATATGGATTACCTTGATGCAATGGTTTATATAGTGGATAAAAGAGGATTGGATATGAGAAACGTACCAAAACTTCTTACTGATTCATTAAAAGAAAAACTAGAAGCTCAAGTTACTTCAAAAAATTTAATTAAACAAAAGAAAAAGAATAGCTTACCAGTATGAATGACCCATTTGAGTCATATAAGTTATACAATGCTTTAAAGTTGCATTTCGAATCTAATTATGATGCAGTGAAATATAACTTTAAGTCTAATGTAACTACCAATTCGTTTTTAAAGCGTAAGGATAAATATTTCTTTGCTAAGTTAGCGAAAAAATATAATGGTAATTTAAGGGATTTTTATGTATCACAATTTGTTAATAATGGCAAATACGTAGGTGATATGTTAGATTCAGAAGCAGAACAGAATTTTAAACACTTCAAAAAAGTTCAAGAAAGTATTCATCGAACCTTTGAAGTTGATATAAATAAACTATGTGATTATGATTTAGAACAACTTCTTATTTCAGAAGATGGACAACATCCTCTAATCATAAAGTTATGGATGCAAGAAGAAATACTATTGGAAACAGTAGTTATTCTTAATTCCATATTGGGGTTTATTCCTCGAGAGTCTAAGAAGATTAAGGACACTATTATTTGGCCTGACCAGAAAAGACTAATCGAGAAGTATACACCATTCGTAAAGTTCGATGCAAATAAAATCAAACTTATTTGCAAAAAGGCCTTTACAAAACCATGAAAGTATGGTATAATATAACCTATATAATGTATAAAGTGGATAATTCAGTAATACAACGCAATACGGAGAAATACTATGTCGTTTGAAAATCTAAAGAGCACACGAGGCTCGTCTATTGACAAACTCGTCAAAGCTGCAGAAGCAGTATCCACACCAAAAACTGAGAGCTCTTCTTACGAAGATGACAGATTTTGGAAACCTACCAGAGATAAAGCTGGCAACGGATTCGCAGTCGTAAGATTCTTACCTGCCACGGAAGGTGAAGACCTACCATGGGTAAGATATTGGGACCACGGGTTCAAGGGGCCTACAGGTCTATGGTATATAGAAAACTCTTTAACCTCTATCGGTGAACAAGACCCAGTATCAGAAATGAATACTGTGTTATGGAATTCTGGAAGGGACGAGGATAAAGCAACTGCAAGGGACAGAAAGCGTAGATTACATTATGTGTCAAACGTGTTAATCGTTTCTGACCCAGCAAACCCTGAAAATGAAGGTAAGGTCAAACTATATAAGTTTGGTAAGAAAATCTTTGACAAAATTATGGATGTTATGCAACCACAATTTGCCGATGAAGAGCCAGTGAATCCTTACGATTTTTGGGAAGGTGCCGACTTTAAGATTAAAATCAGAAAGGTCGAAGGTTGGGTAAACTATGATAAGTCAGAGTTTGCTGCACCTAAAGCACTATATGAAGGCGAAGAGGAAAGACTAGAGGGAGTATATAACCAATTATATTCTTTACAGGATTTCTTGAAGCCAGAGAACTATAAAACTTATGATGAGTTAAAGCTCAAATTGAATAGAGTTCTCGGTGTCGACGCCGGTGTGTCAATGGATGCCCCAATGGAATCAGCTCCTGTAGTTGAACAACCAATGGCAGCAGCCGCTTCAGAGCCCATGGCTAATACAGCGTCTGATGATGGTGATGATGAAGACACATTAAGCTACTTTGCCAAGCTAGCAAAGGAATAAAATTAGTAGCTGATTCGTTTCGATGATACGAAAATTTTAGAGGGAGCAGAAATGCTCCCTTTTTTTATCTTGAGAATGATAACGATAAACCAGAACTTCTTAAAGGTCTACCTGATATAATATTTGATGTAACGCTTGATGAGTTATTTACATTACTACTTTGTTGGTTGGATACTACTACTGGATTCTGTTGAACATCTACTTGAGCTAATGCATTTTCTGTAGATATATCTGGAATATCTGCACCAGTTAGATTCTGTTGGTCCTTTTGTCGAGCCTCTTCTTGCTCTTTGGCCATAGCTGCTTCATCAGCTGCCTTTTGATTTTTTAATCTAATTTCTTCAGCTGCCTGTGCACCTCTATTAGTTTCAAATCCTTTAGATAAATTATCAATGACTGAAGTATCGAAATCATCTCCCATAATCCATTTCATTAATCTAGGTCCTAGGAAACCTAGGATTTTTCTAGGTATAAAGGTAATGCCGTTAACAATCATTGCTAAGAAGTCAACGAAATATAACATCGCAACTTTTAGAGTGTCCATAATACTTGCGCCTGGTCCTAATGAATCCTGTAAAGCTTTAAATCCAAGATATAAAGCACCAACCAATGCCATAATAGCTAGGATTGGTACTAATATTGGAGCCATTGCCGCGATGATTGGAACCATTGCAGCCATCATACCACTAAATGCAGCTATCATCGTAGGTATAAATGTGGCCATCATGAATCCTCTAAACACTTTTGTCAATGTAACTAAACCTCTGAATAGTTTCATGAATGCACCACCAAGTGATGCCATCATTGATTTTAGATTTGCCATCATGTTAGCAACAAAGTCTGATACCATGAATGTTTTAAATGTCATAAATGTATTCTTTAAGAATCTTATAGCTCTTAAAACTTTAGGTAATATCATTAATCCAAGACTTCCTAGAATAACAGCAAACTCTTTAAAGTTTTCATCAATAGTTTCCCTCATTCCTTCCATATCGCCACTAATAAATTTATCGATTGTATCAACGATTGCACCAACAGTATCAATAGCTTTTCTTACAATAGCACCAAATGTTTCTGGTGAAAAGAATAGTGTGGCAATACCTGCAATACCAGCTAGGAAGCCAGCAGTTTTTGCAACTTTACCATTACCACTTTCAATCTTATCGGCCATATTGGCCAATAAAGAATTAGCCTCATCTTGTTTCTTTAGAGCTTCTCGTCTTTCTTCTTCGGTTTGTATACCTTTTAAAACAGCTTCTAATTGTGCTTGAGCTAAATCGATTTGTTGTTGGTCACCACTTTCAAGAGCAGATTCCAATGCCGTTTGACTATTAGTAAATGAAGATTTTAATTCATCAAGAAGTGGGTCACCAGCTTCGGTAGTCATAGACAATTTGTTTAAAGCCTTTTTACCATCAGTTTGTGCTTTAGTCTGTAATTCAATTAAATCTTTTTGACCTGATAATTCTTCGGTTAATTTCTTTAATGAGTTAACTGTTGCATCACCTTCAATAGCATTCTTCTGTGATTCTAGAATGTTATTAGCTTGGTCGTTTAGATTAACTATTTCGGATAATCTATTATCCAAAGCCTTAGATGTATTGCTATTTTCCAAGGTTGCAAGGACTGCATCCATTGTTCCTTGAAGAGCATCTGCTCTCTTAGATTCACCACGACTATTTAAGTCT